AATATGTCAGGCCTTAAATGAGTTTTATGTTCCTCTGTTTGATAAAACAGGCAAAATTTATTTTGATATAGTTGAATCAGAGATAAAGGCTTTAAGGGCTGATGAGGAAAAACGATCTAACTATATAAATAGATATTGGCAAATGGGCATACCTATGGACACGCTTATAGATGCCTATGATTTGCCTTTCTCAAAAGTAAAAGGCATCACTGATGTGTCTTATATTCCTGTGTCTGTTTATCCATCTGGCTCAATGCCTGATAATAATAATTCTGTTAATTTTAATTATGAAAAGATGATGAAAGAATTTGATGAAGGATATAAAGCAAATATCACACCTTCAAGGGCTATGCTCAAATCAAAACATCATCGCTTTATTATATTAGCAAATAATTTAAGCAAGCCGATGCAAAAAGATGTTAGAAAATATTTTGATGAACAGAGAGATAAGATATTAAAAGCACTTTCAGAATACACTGGACAAAGACCTAATCTAATGGATATTGGTATATCAGACAGAGAAATGGATGAAGAACTTGAAAAAGTTATTACACCTCATATACGCAAATCAATTTATGAAGGCAGAGATTCAGAGAATTTATTGCTTAAAGAATGGACTAAAAAAGATGCTCCTGTTATGCAAGAAAAATCAAAGTCAAGGATAGAGGACTGGATAAAACTTAAATGTTTTCAATGGGCTCAAAATATAAATAATACTACAAGAAAAAAATTACAAAAGGTTCTTGATGAAGAAATAGCTCTCGGTTCAGGTATAGAGGTTATATCTAAACGAGTTGCTGAAGTCTTTGATATGGAGCGGGATTATAGAACGCTTCGTATAGCACAGACTGAAGTTATATCATCATTGAATGCTGGCTCAATTGAAGCATACAGAGAAAATGAAATGGTTGAGCTCAAAGGATGGTTGCCTGCTTACGACGAGGTTACGCGTGAGGCACATGCAGAGGCAGGACATAGATATGGGATACATGGAGCAATCCCTATTGATGAGGATTTTGTTTTATCTACTGGAGCGACAGGACAAGCCCCTGGGGATATGAGTTTAGCAGGTGATTCTATTAATTGTAGATGCACTATATTCCCTGTTGTGAAAAAAAATACTTGACAACAATTAAATAATTTTATATAATATGCCTTTGTTAAAAATTTATGAATAATTATAAAGATAATAAGCCAGAGCCAGAAATTATAGGGGACTATATACACTATCGTATTAGAGACCCAAATTTGTTTATACAAAATTCATTTAGAACTATTGATATATCTACTCAGGAAGGAATAAAGGCAGTTGTCGGTAAATTAATTAATCCACCTGAAGGTCAGGAAGGTTCAATGGTGGTTCAAAAATATTTATTTGATAAAGATAAATGGACAATAGAACAAGCAAGGGAATGGGTTTTAAAAAATTCTAAATTATTTAATGGAGCAAATATGAAAGATGGAATAAAAATTTTAGGGACTAAAGAAAATCCTTTTGTAAAAACTTTTGATATATCTGATTTAAAAATAGCAGAAGAGAATGGTTTGGTTGTTATACGAGGTTATGCTAATACAAAAAATAAAGCTGATAGATATGGCGATATTCCTACTGTGTTCCCAAGCCTTCGTAATTATGTTTATGAATTGTCTGAATTTAAAAAAAATCCTGTTATGTTGCTTGACCATAGAAATGAAGTATCACATATAGCAGGTAGTTTTAAAGAGATAGAGGAGGATGAGATAGGGCTCCGTGTTAAAGCAGTCTTCTCAAATTCAGAATTGCCTGAAATAAAACATGCTCGCACTGTTTATTTAGAAGGCCACGCAAAAGCATTTTCTATCGCTGGGCAATGGTTTTATGAGGACAAAGATAATCCTACACATTTGACATATGCAAAGATATATCATATATCACCTGTTGGTGTTGGTGCTGACCCTGACGCACTTGGCTTTGCTGATATAGAAAATATTAAAAATATAAATGATAATAATAATGATAAAGATGAAAATGATTTAGAATCTGTTAAATCTATTTTAAATGATATTTCTGAAACAATACAGATTGATAAATTTAAAGAGAATGTAAAATCTTTAAAAGAGTTAATAGAAAAGATATAGGAGGAATATAAAATGACAGAGACATTAATAGCGGAGCTGCAGTCTTTATCTGCAGAGTTGAAGAAGAAAATGGAAGCACAGCAAGATTTCATAACTCGTGCAGAAGTTGAAAAAATAACTAACGCACTTGTTGAAAAACTTACTCCACAGAAGAGTAATTTTTCATTGCCAGTTGACAGCATAGAAGGCATTATGGAGAGGTTTGAGAACTTTAAAAATAAACCGTATGCCTATACAAAAGCTGAACCTTGGACTTCTGAATATGGAAAGAACTTCGGAGATATGGCTAAATTTATTTTAGCTGTTCAGAAAAAGGATCAGACATTGATGAGTGAAGGAACATCTGCCAATGGTGGTTATCTTGTTCCTACTGAATTCAATAATGAAGTATTTAAATTAATGCAGAATGAAAGTATAGGCAGAAGGATTGCAAGATTGTTCCCGATGTCAACTTGGAAAAGAACATTCCCTAAACAGCTTACAAATGTTAGCATATCTTGGGTTAGTGAAGCTTCATCTAAATCAGTGACTAAACCAACCTTCGGACAGGTAAGTCAGGAAGCGAAAGTAATGGCTGCAGTGTTAATGCTCACAGATGAGTTGCTTAGAGATTCAGCTATAAACTTACAGACATTTTTAGCTGAGCTAATCGCTGAGGCAATGGCACAGGAAGAGGATAGAGTTCTCTTTATGGGCAACACTGGAGCAGGCGATCCTTTTATGGGCGTCAGATATGCGACAGGCGTTGTTGCTAATACAATGACTGGAGCTACGCTGATATATGATGACCTTGTTAATCTTGAAACTTCAATATCTGCTGGGTATAGAAAGAATGCAATATATGTTCTTCCAACGAATGCACTTAAAGTAATAATGAAGCTTAAAGATAACACAGGCAGACCATTATGGAACGCACCTGTTCAAGGAGCACCCGCTACTATAAATGGATATAGATATGAAGTCTCTGATATGATAACTGCTATAGATAGTAAATATCCTATTCTGTTTGGTGACTTTGGAAGAAACGCTCTTATTTCTCCAAGACAGGGGCTACAGGTTAAAGTATCTCAGGATGCATATGACCCTACAAGTCAAGTTTCAGCCTTTATGTCTGATCAGACTTGGCTTAGGTTCGTGCAAGCAGAAGCTATAACAATAGCAATGCCTGCCGCATTTGCTTACCTTGATGTTAAATAAATAAGAGGTAATAAAAATGAATGAAAACGAAATATGCATGATTGAAGTTATAAAACTTGCTGGTTATATATCTGGCGTTAAAATTACGATGGATAAGAAATCAGCAGAAGTTTTAGAGAAATCAGGAGCTATAAAAATTCTTGATGTAAAATCAGAATCAAATAAAATAGCTCCTGAAGTATCAAAAAAAAAGTTAGGATTAGGAGGTAAATAATGAAAAAGGTTATAGCTCTTATATTTTGTCTTGGAGTTTTCAGTGCATTAGCATCCGCTTCTGCTACTGATTATACCGTTGCAGTTTCTACTTATCCGATTGATGAGGCAGCTACAATGGCTGCTGATATATCTGGAAATATAGCTATTGAACAAATATCTATATTCAACTTAAGCACGACAACTGCACAGACTGTGAGCATTTATAAAAATTGCTCATCTACGACTACAGTTAGTTTGATATGGAAAGGATATATTCCAGCTGGAGAAAGTTCAAGAAGTATATTCTTAAATTTTCTGCTCTACAATACTCCTCTATCTGTGACAGATGTATGCTTTAGAAAATCAGACGCAGGTAGTGTTGTTCAGTTTAATGTTCACTATAGATAAATAAAGAATATTCATATTCAATTCCCTCATCCTCGCTCTGATATTTACTTATTAGGGCGAGGATCGGAATAATAGGAGACATAATGTCAGTGACCGCTTCAGATAATGCCTTAACAACAGTAGCCGATGTTAAATATGTTTGGGGACGAAATCAAGATGACACAACATATGATGATCGTATTCAGACATTGATAAATATTATAAGCGGTAGAATTGAAGCATTGTGTAATCGTAAATTTAAGTTAGCTACTTATACTGATGAAGTTTATGATGTGCCTCGTGGCAAATATCTTTTTTTAAAACAATATCCTGTTATAGGCACTCCTGTTGTAAAATTGAATGATGAAATAATTGATTCAAGTTATTATAAAGTTTATAATGATGAAGGATATTTGTATAGTGATAATGGCTGGGATTATGTAGATGATAGATATAGAGAGTATAAAGTAACTTATCAGGCTGGATATTCTACAATCCCTGCTGGGCTCTCTGAAATATGTATAGAATGGGTTATAATGCTTCTTGAAGGAAGGATGAAAGATGCAAAGGTTGACCATTCAGATATTGTTTATAATCCTCAGGCTTTTGTTGATGGACTTGCTCCTTTTAAAAGAATAGAGTTTTGATTATGATAAAGATGTCAGTTACTATCGTTGATGCTGATAAAGTTATCTCAGCATTGAAAAAACTTAGAAATGATATTAATAATGCTTCTCGTCTTTTTATGATGAAAGAAGGTGCTGAGATGGAATCTGAAATAAAGAACTCTATGAAGACAGGTGGCAGACTTTCTACAAAGGGAGCAAGAGGTGGTAAGCAACGAATACATAGTCAACCTAATCAACCTCCTTTCGTTCAGACTGGTCGGCTCCGTGCATCAATAGGTTATCTGCTTTCAAAAGAAGGAAAAGATAATAATTTATTCCTTGATATAGGAGCAATAAGAGAAACAAAAGGTGAAGTTACATATGCTAAAGCTCTTGAATTAGGAACGAGTAAGATGGCTCCTCGTCCTTATCTTATGCCTGTTGTAAAAAGACATATTGATAAATGGGAAAAAGAAATCGGAATAAGGATAGACAAATTAAAAATAAAATGATACGAGATTTAATTAAATGGCTTGAAGCAGATTCACAACTTCAAACTTTGTTACAAGGTAATGCTGGCAACAAAAAAATATTCCCTATTCAAGCACCCCCTGGAGACACAACACCTTACATCTTATATTTTGTTTCATCAGAAGGAAGCAACGATTCTGTGCTTGAAGAAAGTATGATAACATTGACAGCATATTCTGAAATTTATGATAATGCTGTATCTAT